TACTCTTCTCTTGATATTCTTTCTAATGCTATATCAGTTCCTGATACACTTGTTGCATATGTAATTGCTAGTGCATCTATTGTAGAATCTGATAAAGATACTGAAGCTACTGTATCAGCTACAGTTACTACAGTTGTATTTATAGACCATAAACAAATACCTCTGTTCTGCCAATCAGTCAACATTAAATTAATTGATCGTCTAGCTGAAGCAGGAGTATGACCAAGTGTTTCTTCACCACCAATCATTTCACTAGCTTCTTGAATTACTTCGTCTATATCTAAATTAAAATTATATGTACCTGATGTTGCCATTGTTTAACCTTTAATCATAACAAGATGCTACAAGAAGTGAACCACCACTCTTAGCAGCAAATGTTTTTACGTTTGTTGGTTTACCACCTACACCTTGAGCTTTAGATCTTTTTCTTTTTACTGCAGATGTTTTTTGAGATGTAGACATCTTATTTGCTTTAGCTATTGGAACACACTTAGGATACTTACGTTTAGAACCTTTAGTAGATTTTCTACCACAAGGTTGATACTTACCATTTTTTTTAGGTGCTCCTATATCTACCCATCTTTCTTTTACCCATTCACGTAAGCCACCACCTTTAGCTTTCTTAACTTTCTTTTTACCACCTGGTTTTACTTTACCACTACATACTGCTGATGCATACATATTAGCATATGCTGATGGATATACATCAAACTTTCTTTTAGCTGCAGCTTTTCCTTTAGGACAAAGTTTTGCCAATATAATTAACCTTTATGAACTTTTTGAATTGGAAAAGAAGCTTTTAATGTTGCTCCTTTATGAGGTTTATAACCAGCAGAAGGATTTTTCATTAATTTAAATTCTTTACCTTTTTTCATCCAATGAAAACCTTTAGGTGCATTTACTGTTTTTACACTAGATACTTTACCTCCTGATTTAGCATATCCCATTTTATTTCTAACTTTAGTTGGTAACTTTTTTAGTCCAGGGTTATTAGGTTTTTTTAACATTTCCATCTCTTTCTTGCTTGTCTTAATCTTGAGTTAGGGTTTTTAGCTGCTTTAGGAAATTTCTTCATTTGTCCTGCAGATCTTGCACAGTAACTCTTTCTCCTATTAGCAGCTTTACTACCTGGTTTAACTTTACCTGTTACAGCAGTTTTTAATTTACTACCAGGATTCTGTCTTCTATATTTGGCTACACCTTTAGCTGACATTCCAGCACCTTGTTTAGTTGGTCTTTTATAACCACCTTTAATAGTTAAACCTTTCATATTGCTTTTTTTACGTGTAGCCATAATATCTATTTCTTTTTTTCTTTAATCCAAAAACCTGCTATACCTGAAGCACCACAACCAAGCATAATAATACTTTGCCATAAATCACTTGGAACTATAATACCACACATAGCTAATACTGCTGATATTGCAGAATAAGATGATGGTTCTTTAAATCTTTCTATTATATTTGTCATTTTTTTATTTTTCCTCCATACATTTTATTAACTAAGTTTTGACCTGAGTTATCTACTTTGTAGACTTTACCACCCATAGGTCTATTTACAGTATTTTTATAAACTTTACCACCCATAGGTCTTTTCATCATTTTATTACCATACATATTTTGTTCCTCCTTTTTAAATTTTTTATAAACATCTGGCTCATTAATAGCTAGATAAGTTTTTTGTTTCTTAGACTTAAAAGGCACTACTTGTAACCTTTACCATACCCACGTAATGCAGATCCTATTCCTTTAGGTTTACCTATTTGACCACCATGTTTTTTTCCAACAGTTTTATCTTTAGATATAGCAGCCATCTCAGATTTTGTCATACCTTGATATACAGATTTTCTATCTTTAACTTTAGGAGCTAAATTAATTTTTTGACCTACTCTTATTTTATTTAAATCTTTAATACCAGGATTAGCTTCTTTAATAGCTTTTAATGTAGTACCATTATCTTTAGCTATTTGAGAAAGAGTATCACCTTTTTTAACTGTTATTGATGAAACTTTTTTATCTTCTAAAAGTTCATTAACAAGTAACATAACTGAAGCTAATGTAGCACCAGTACCTATTTTTGTAGCTATTCTTCTTACATCTCTTTTTTTAACTGCTTTTTCTATACTATCAACTTTAGCAGGATTCATAGATTTTCTCATACGACCATAAACAGGCTTCTTTGTTTTTTTAGATAATCTACCTTCTCTTGGTTTTATAGAACCTTGAACAGTAGCAACTGTTCTTCCATAACCAGCATCTGTTTTTATTTGTCCTTTTTCTACCATATCACTAAGTCTTCTTTCAGCTATAGCAGTACGATTAGGATTTTTTTTCATTTTATTACTAGCTTTAGGTTTAAGATCTGCCCAAATTCGTTTTACACCTTTTACAAATTCTTGTCTAGCTCCCATTATTTTGCTCCTATTACAGGTGAGGTTTTAACACCACCTATATCAAAGGATTCTCCTTGAGAAAGTTCTGGATCAGATATAGCATCTATAGCTCCTTGTACTGCAGGTCCTTTACGAGCTGCTCCAAATCCTTGTCCTGTTGGTTTACCACTTGTTACACTAGAATCTTTAGTTTTTAAACTAGATGGAAATCTACCTTGAGTTCCACCAATAAATTCTCTATCCATAATTATACTCCTTATTCATAATAAGAAGATACAAGATCATTACCATCAATAATGCCACCTCGTTTTCTTCTTACCATAGATTGTTTTTGTAAATTTTCTGCAATGCCTTGAGAAGCATTCATAATATTATTTAATTCTTTTGCTTTACTAGGAGATAGTCCTCCTCCCATATTTTTTTTAATTACTTTTTTCTTCACTTTAATATCTCCAGGTTTTGTTATTTGTTGTTTAATATTAGAACTATTTATCATTAATTAGCACCTTGTATAACTGGTGTTGGTCCTCCTGCAGGACTTGCTGGAGATTGCATATCATCTCTTCTAGTTCTTCTAGCTTGATTACGTAAAGCATCTATTGAATTTTTATACTTTGCTTCCCATGATTGAACTACTTGAAAATCTTTTATAAAATAATTAGCTTCTATCATACATGCATTAAATAAAGCATTATAACAATCTTCACTAAAGTAATTAGAAGTTGTAGCACTTGTACCTGTTGCACTTGATAAAGCTAAAGGTTGTTTTGTATATTGTATTTCACCTGCTAATGTAGAAGTAGGTGTAGGTACTACGTAAATTTGTGTATTTGTTTTACGTGCATAATATCGTGGAGTTCCTACAGATGTAGGTTTATTCCAATAGTCTATTGCATATTCATATGTTCTTTGTAATAAAGGTATAATACCAGTTGGTTCACCAAGTACAGTTGCACTTGTTGTAAAGTTTACATTACGTACAACTAATGCACCATCAGGTAAACTTACTACTGGATTGTTTGCTGTAAAAGTAACAGAAGAATATGTATCTAAAGCTACATCATCTAACTCTTTCATTAAACGATCTTCAGCTTTCTGCACAAAAAAAGGAATTTGAGTAGCAAACTCATTTGAATCATTCTCTATTGTATTTACAATATCATCTTTTAAATAAGAATAGTTAGGCATTTAGTTATCCTAATATTAAAGTTATACTTGCTGTATCTCCTGGCATAACAACACTTACATTACCTTGACATTTAAGTCCTGTTTCTCCCATATAAATATCTGCTGTACCACTTACACCAACATCAAATTTCATTCTACTTCCATTAACATCTTTTATATCAAATGTACCAGCAACTGTTACTGCATTAGCATGAATAGCTACAATACGATTTACCATAGATGATTCAAGACCAGACTCTGCTACTATAATATCTCCAGAGTCTTTTTTATAGGCTGTTGTAATATTTGTAGACATAATTTTTCCTTATGTTATAAAGGAGGAGAATATTTCTACTCTCCTCCAATATTTATAATTAGGCTCCTTGATTTCCAAACCAACTTCTCCAATCAGAAACACCAAAAGAATATCTTTCACGTGCTTTGAATCGTAAGTTGCCAGTATCGAAATCTGGTTCCATTTTAGTTTGTAATGGAGTTCTGTTAAACATTTTAGTACCATTTGGTACGTCTGTTTTAATGAACCATGCATTTACATCTGTAAATCTTCTGTTCACATAGAACCCATCAGGCAATACACCTAAATGTCTTATAGCATTGATGTCATTGTTTGCAAAGTGATTTGCAGTTCCTAAAATACCTGCAGTAGTGCCAGGTGTATTTAGAAGTACATCTGCTGTAAACATTAGATCTGTTGGTACGTGTAATGAAACACCAGTAGAACCTATTAGGATTCCACGATCATCAGTAGTTTTTTGTATCTGAATGATTGCTGCTTCAATAGTACCTTCAGCTATAGCTGCTGCAGTAGTAATGTTAGTTACTGTTCCAGAGCCTACAACTGGGTGTGCTGCACTAAACATTGGTACACCATCACCTTGGTTTGTTGCGAAGCCATTGTTATACAAGTCAGCAGCTTTTTGCTGTTTTGTACTTCCCATAGCTCTTGCTAATCCTTTTGCTCTTAGTTTTGCAAAAGTGTCGTATAGATTATCTTCCATAGCTTCTTCAGTTACTGCGAATGCTAATGCTACAGTTTCGTTAGTATACCTTGAAGTATAACTTTCTGATGCATCATCATAAACTACAGCAGCACCTTCACCTTTAACAGGTGCAGCACCAAAGCCTGTGAAGAGTA